TACTGTCGGTGCGTAATCGTTTGTACAGTCATATACTGTATGACCTGCTTTTTTAAGTAAATCTTCAAGTGCATAACCGACATTTCGTGCCTCCACGCTCTCATCTATGTAGCCGACTGCACCGCAACCGACTGTACCACTGACGGTATGTCCGCAATTTATTCCTATTCGCATATTTCCTACACCTCTTTCAATTTAACGCCTTCTATTGCTCCTCTTGCGTACAACATTGCAAGATAAACTTTCATTGCCTCTAATTGCATATCATATATACTCCGTATACTTTCAGGGGAAGTTATCAAGCCTCGCTTATCCCATCTGTCAACCGTTGCTTTTAATCTTTTGTATCGCATTGACAGTTGATAATATTCATCTTGCAAATCTTTTTCATAATCTTTGCAAGTTTCTATCTGAATAGCCTCTTTCAAATCCATATTTATTCCCCTTTCTTCCCATCAAGTTCCGATGTCATTGTATCAAGCCACTTTTCGATACCATTTCGCAATTTGCTCGGTATCGGCAGACCGCATAAGCACATATTTTTCAGTATCGAAATGCTTTCATACATTATGTACAGCAAGCAGAAAAACTCACATATGCCCACTTGCGTAATGCCTATATATTTAAGCACTTCTTCCGGCACAAACGGTAGCATATTAAAGCCTATCAGCTTGTCCAAAATAGCCAAACCCACAACCGATACAATCATTGCAAATTTTCGTATTGCACCGTCAATGCCGAAACAGCTATTAAACTTTTTCTCTTTGATTGCCCTTAGTAACCCTAAAACCGTATCTAACATAACTGCAACAAATACAGTTTTTATGAATAGGTTACACGCCAATGTAACCCAAAATATATTGATTGTTTCCCAAATGTTCATTTATTCGCCCTCCAATTCTTAAAGTAAATATGAATATCCATCGTCAGATTTATAAATTAAGCCGTGAAATTCCCCTGTTTTGCCACTCGCACCGTATTCAAATTTCAAGCACAAAAAACTTCCATAAGTATCTGGTGGCGAGGTAATACCTGATACAGTGCGACCACCAGCCACACGAAATTCATTTTCTGCGTAGTCATAACTTATGTAAAAATAAGAATGATTTTGGCTGTCCGTTGCGTATTCTGCGGTACCTGTAATATCACCAACACTTCTATAATTTACTTGTGGTTTTATCTTTATGTTGTAACCATCGTGTCCTTGCGTGACTGTATATTCCAAATCAATTTTCTTGATAGAATTCAGTTTGTTTACCAAATCCTCAATACCTGTGATTTTTGTTTGCAAAGTGCTGTTCAAATTCTCCCAATCTACCGAATTGTTTTCAAGTGTTCCTGTATCACCTTTTTCACCCTTATCGCCTTTTTCGCCCTTTGCACCTGTATCGCCTTTCAAGCCTTGCGGACCTTGTTCTCCTGTGTCGCCCTTAACACCTTGTATGCCTTGTGGTCCTCTTATCGTACCTTTGTATTGCCACTTTACGTCTTCACCGCTACCTGCTGTAGTAGACTGATAGATATAGCCATAATCGGTATTAAGGTACACATCACCCACTTTAACAAGAGGACAATCTGCATATGTATAGTTGATGTTTTCAGACGTACCGCTTAAGGCTGTGCCTGTATACCACAAGCTACCGTTCATATTTACATTTCCTTTGCCTGTGCCGATAAAAAACTCGTTTGTATCACTTGTGTATGCCGGCTCAGCGAACGACAATGTTGGTAGTAACTTTCTCAGTCCACGTCTAAATTGAATTTTATTAGCCATTTTTTAACCCTCCATAATTTCTTTTTTCTCATTCTCTGTGATATATCCCGCTTTGACGAATATATCTAAATGCTTTTCTTTGTAAATACCCTTTTTGTAATATTTTTTTATCAGTGCTTTACTCACCTTCGACACCTGCTTTCAGTTCCGCAATCTGCAACATCAACATAGCGTTGATTTCGTCCTGTGACATTGTTTCGTCACCGTTCATAACAGACTGAACATATTGTTTCATATCCGACATACTGTCAAATGTTTTTGACTGTATCTGTGACAGCTGTTCTGCCGTAGGCTGTTCAAACGTAACGTCCGTATGCTGAATTTTTGCGATTTCTACATTCATATCAAAATCTTCTTCGCTTTCAGCAAATTTGCTGTTTACAACACTGCGTTTAATTCGCAGTATGTCGCTGTCAGTTCGTATTCCGTACACCGTGCCGTCAATTTCAACACCGCGTTCATAAAAATATGCCGTTCCGTTTTTCATATAAAATTTGTACATAATATCACCACCCTGTCACATTTCCGTCAACAACGCACGTATCGCCGAACGTTCCGATTGATACGGCATTTGTTACGTTATTTTTGACTACTGTTTTACCGTCGCTGTATATAATTGAAAAATCTGCATTTGCCGTTACGGGTGTCATTGCCCTAAACATATTATCTGCTATGAACGTTTTACTGCCGGCGGTGATTAAGTTACACTGTCCCGACGCAGGGCCGGCGGAAATGTGCATATAATTTCCGCATATAACGGTATAATTTCCGCATTCGATAAAATCGATATTTGCGGAATTAATTTTTACATTGGATATTCGGTTTCCACTGATTAATGCAATCCCAGCGTATATAAATGGGCCTTCTGTGTTCTGTGTAATCGTTGTAAATTCATTGTCCGAAATTTCGCCATCTATTTCGATACTGCAATCAGTAAACGTTTTAAATATATTGCCTACTATTTTTTTGCCTATATCAATACTGCAATTTGTAAAACCAGACATATAATTGTTTACAAATATAACTGTCGGTGCTTGCAACATATAGGCTAATGTCTGTTCTTTTTGAGTGAAATTCAAAAATTTGTTACCCATAACAAACGAATTTCCTTTGATTTTTATTTCGTCTGCCATATTATTTGCCGGTGCGCCTGCGAACGTATCTATGATATTATCTACAAATAGCACACCGTTCATTTCAAACGTTGATACACCGAATTGATGTGTACTAAATATATTGTAGAATGTGCAGGACACTATTTTTGATTCACTACCGACAGACAGCACTGTCGGATTGACAGTATCGGCTGTTACTGTTTCAGTATCTTCGTGGAATACTACATTTTTCATTGTCGTGGATTGTGTCATATGGAAAATGTACTGTTTTGCGACAGGATTTGTGTTTTTAAAAACGAAATCATCACACATTGAACCGTCTAATGTAATACCCGATTTTAGTGATATAACAGCCATACCGCTACTTTCCGGCAATCCATAACCACGTATGGTATTTTCGTTTGTCAAAACACATTGTGTACCTACAGGATAGATAACGCTGTTGTTTTGTGCGCTATCTATCGCCGCCTGTAATTTTAATTCGTCGTGGTCGCCGTCGCACACGACAAATATTTGGTTTTTTGTTTTCATCGACGCACCTGCCGCGGGGATTGGTGTATTGTCGTTTCCACCTACATATATTTCAGCCTCTGATTTGTCATCACTATATGCAATAGCTATTTCACCTTCCGAAAGTGTTAATCTATTTATATTGCTTTTCAAACCGTGCTTTGCTATAAATCTTGTTGCCATTCTATCAATCCTCTTTTCCTTAATACGTTCCACAATCAATGACCGATGTTACTTGTGCAGACAGTTCAAGTGGGTTAAAATCACCGCAATCAAAACTGTTTTCAGGTTCACTGTCAAAGTTACCGCCGTCAAGCTCTGTTCCTAACTGTTCCATACCGAATACACCGCCGTCGTATGATGTAATACCGATTGCTGTGTACAGATTTTGAAGTTCGTTTGTATACGCATATACTATTTCTTCGACAAAAGCCTTAAAATCAATATAGTCAAAGTATTTATCAAGGTCTTTCACCTTGTCCCATATTGCTACTCTATCTTCTGTGATAGTATCAAGTACATTCTTGTTACTGTGCTTGTGAGCCAGTGTTTGCAGTGTATTCACCACATTTTCAAGCATTTCCCTTGTGTTTATTTCATCATCAAGTTTTGCGTTTGTATCGTCAATCTTGCCGTTTAACACGCTATCCATATCTTCAAGAGATTTTTGTATAATCTCAATTTCGGATTTGGTTATGTACTCTTTATCATTAACAAGTTGCGATACAAGTGTAGGAACGCTTAAAGCAAGCCTTAAACTCTCTTTTGAAATATCTTTTTTGAGTGATATTCCTGCTATTTGAGTTATTTTCAGAACGTATTTATTAAGCAAGTCAGGTGTTTCAGAGCCGAAGTCTGTCTTTTGATAACATACATTACCCTTCATTTAACCACCCCCATTAATTTAAACGCACCCTTACACATAGATTACAAGGCTTTGTGTCCTTGTTTTCAAACTTCAACGCCGATACAGTCTTATTTACAACATAGTTTTCTTTGACTTCCGACCATAGTTCGGTCTTATGCGGTTTTCTTGACATAGTGGCATATAAAGCAACGTCGTCACCGTCACATTGCCACCCTATATCGTTCACACCTCTCTTATTTGCCGATACAACAGGCATTTTAAGATATATTATCTTTCCCGCTCCGACTGTATCTTCATATACATAATCGAAGCCGGTTGTCATTCGTTCGAATTCTTCCATTTCTTCTGCGTTTGTTGGTTTGTTATACATTATTATTTATCCCCCTTTTAAACTCAACGTGCGCCATACCGCTTGCATAGTCGATAGTAAAGCTGTGTAGACTGTCCATAGGCAAGTCAACAACTCTGCCGGTTGTACAATCTTCACTTTCATATTCAATTTTTATATCTTTAAGATTTTGTTCTTCAACAATCATTCTCTTTACCTTTTGACATATCTCTATATCTATCGAGAATAACCAAGCTGTTGGTACTCTGTTTATAAACAACAGTGTTTCGTTTGGGTTTTTACACGTCACTGCGACGTTATCACCTATTCTAAATAACATATATTTTCCTCCTTAACTTGTACTTGTCGGTAAACCTATTACCGTACAATTCGAAAAATCCCAAGTGCCTTTGGGGTATGTCTTACTTCCAGTCGAACCTATAAAAGACGTTCCTACAGCTTTTATAGCAATACCAACACCCGTATCGTAAATCTGAAAAACTTCTTGTCCTTTGCCATTCGATACTCGCTTCAATGTCAAATCACCATAATTACCACTTGAATTACCAATAGTCACATACGCCCTTTTATCCTCATTATAAAATTTCGCTCCAACTATATCTGTACCTGTTATCGTTCCCTCTGTTATAAGGTCACCGCTCACCTTTACGCAACCGTTCAATATAAATCCGCCTGATATTTGAGTGAATGCAGAATTAATGCCGTTTTTTTCGTCATACTCTAACCAATCTTGTAAAATATCATTGAAATAATAATATTTGCTGTTATACTTGTAGAGTTTTTCTTTATCCAACGTTTTATCACTTGCGGACGGTTTTTCTTTTACCGTAATAGCCTCTGATGTATCCATTTTTTCGAATGCAAGTGATTCAATCTTTTCCGCTGTTTGATTAAATTGTGTTTCCACACCTTTCTTTAGCTTTGAAACCCTTGTAGATATTCCGTCGGCAGTCATAGTGAACGTTGAAGATAATGTTTCTACTGAATTATCCGTGTATTCTTGACTTGATACTACTGACATTTCAATAGCTTGTGCCGTTTGCGATACAGTTGAATATTGACTTAGATTGTTTTCTAAGTCCTCATACGATACTTTGCTTTCTATCTTTTCAGCCGTTACACTGAATTGAGTATCATAGCCGTTTAATTTCTTTCGCAAAGTGGTTGCGAGGTTGCTTTCGTCTATGTTGTCTAAAGCGTCCTCTAATGTCCTTTTCAGCTTAACGTAATTGTCGTTTAATTCCGATACCGTTTCTCTAAGCTGTTTGTAATTCATATTGTTAATATCATCTTGATGATACAAATAACTCACCTCCTGGAGTAATACCGAGTTCCATTTCATAGAAACGTACATAGCCGTGTCCCTCAAAATGTAACTTGTAGCCATAATTAGCGGTCATTCGTGGTTTTAAGCGTATTGCTTGCATACCTTTCCGACCGTTACTGTCATATAGCAACTGCGATGTTTCAGGATTAAATTCTTCATTGTCGTACAGTGCATACACCTTGAAACGCCCCTCAATATACGCAAGCATTTGAAATTTTGCTATATGTTTGATATTTACTGTCTGATATGTGCTTGAAGATGATGATGTCAGTATGGTTGATAAGTCCGTTTCACAGCTCCAATCGTCCGTATATTTGTTCGTATCCATTTTGTATACAACACCGTCTTTGCATAACATATACATACCGTTTTTGTTATGTGCAAAGCCTAATACTTCACTATTAATCACTTGTTGCGACCATTGACCGACCATTGTGTCATACACAAACAGATACATTTCGCCTTGCCTGTCTGTACAATACAAGTAATAGTTTCTTCCGTCACTACCCGAAACGGCACTTTTGAACTCGTCAATTCCAAGATTATAGCCAATCTCACGCGGTTGTGAGCCTGTATACACCTTGATTTCATCATCTGACGCAAATATCAGTTTGCCGTTTACCTCTTGTATGCTCCTGTTGTCAATAGACCCCTCCGCATACACGTCAACCAATCTGAACGGATTTTTACTGTTGTATATTTCGTGCATAAAGTCACGTTTAAAGCAAACAACGTGGTTGTCATACACTGTTATACCTGTAAAGTTACCGCCTGCTTTTGTGTTGGTTTGTGAGGCACTGCTCCACGCATTGCTTTCGTTACTTTCAGCTACGGTGTCTAAGTTCCAATTCGTATAGTCGTTATAGCCTGAAACGTGTACTCTATCCTCATCAACTCCAAAAAGTCGTGATAAATGTACTACCGCATACTTTAGATTAGGGAACGACGGCGAAACAGTTATTCCAAACCCACTTTTTCCGTCACCTATATCGCTACAAAATTGATAGGTTTGATTATCGTAAGTGTTAAGCCAATAGCAACTCTTATTGCTCCCCTCAGGCGGTGCATAGTTTTCGGTAAATTCATAATACTTTGATACTTTCTTGCCGTTTTCAAGATTTTTAATCAATTCGTATTTGTATTTATCGGTGCTATCCTTATCGGTGTTTTCGGTTCTTTTGTAATATGCTTTTGCCGTAACTTCTTTGTCGCTTATCTTTTCGTAATAATCGGTTATATTCGTACCGTATGCAATATCAGTTACTTCCTCATACTCATACGGTATTATCGTACCGTTATCATCAGCTTTTCTTACGTATAGTTTGGTTTGAACCGTACCTGTGCTATCAGAAACCTTTTCATAGTAATTACTTATGTCTGAATTATAATCAAGTTCTGCATATACTCTTGTATATGTGTAAGGGAATGACGTACCTGTACGTTCGTAAAAAGCTACATTAGTCATTTGTTTTAAAGGTGAAAATGCCCTTATATATAAGCCTGCTACACTATCACCATTCTTCAAATCAGTAACCGTTATGTAAGTATATGGTGAACACGTTCCTTGTCGCTGATAGTACACAATTCCATCGTTCTCGTTATAACTACCCGACCATTGCTTTTGGTATCCGTCATAAAACCTTGCTTTTTTGCTACTGTCTTTGTTATATTCCGTCTTTTTGTAACCGTCATTATACGTTTGTTTACTTGACTTTCTGTAACCGTCATTGTAATACTCGTCTTTCGTCTGAGTATATCCGTCATTGTAGTATTTTTTTATTTCAACGTCCAAATTGCTTGTTTTAAAGTAGTTCGCGCCACCTGTCAAAGTAAATCTGCCTATCGCCCCATTCCAAACATAGTAAGTTTTTTTGCCACTACTTTCTTTTTGACAATACATAACATCAATATCGGCATTGCCGTCCTCAACTGCCTGTTTGTCAAATGTAGTAGGGTCTTTGTCTGTATCTACAATCTTCATAAACATAGATACTTTGTCAGGAAACAGTATCAATTTCTTTACATATGTGCCGCCAAGTACATCAACGGCATTTTCATATACATTGAATTGCACCATACTACGCTGTATCGCGTCAGTTTCTTCTGTCACGCCTTTTTTTATTAGACCTGTATATACTTTTGTGATTTGTCCTTTACTGTTTTTCTTGTCGCTCAAAACAAGATAATCAAGTTTTAATTCGGTATCGTCACGATAGATAACAACAAGGAAATCATCAAAACCGAATAGCGATATAGGGTGTTTGTATTCAAGTCCCATATCGGACAATATGTCTACCCTGCTTTGCGACGGTGTTAAATAAGGTGCCTCGGCTGTAGAAATGTTGCATTCCATAGACAAAGCACCTGTATCTATAACTTGCCGTCTGTTTAAACCGCTCCAATTCAGCTTAGAAAGGCTATATTGCTTTAGTGCCTGTGGTAATGGTACTTGTCCGAATTGTAATTCGTTTTGTTTCTTTGCCATATAACCTCTCCTTTACTGTCCGAATTGTTGGGCTTTATCAGATAGCCATTGTTTGAAATTTTCAAGTAAAATATTGTAATTGTTGAGCCAATTTGACGCAGGACCGTACTCATTTTCAAGTGAATACGCCTCGCCTCTCAACTTTGACTTTACCAATTCGATAAATTCTATCGGTATCATCACGTTACCGTCTTGTATTTCGTCATTTTCATTTACTTTTATCAATTTAGGCTTGATATGATAGATTAATTTAATAAAATTAGGTGCTTTTTGCATTTTAACAGCCAAATTATCACCTTTTTTATAAAAACAATCGGGAAATACGAAACCGCTTGTTATACTCGTCTTTATTAATTGTGTTGTATCTGCATACACCGCATATATATCTTCAAACCGTATCGGTGCTTCATTATCCGAAACATCAAGGTTTGCAAGCTGTATAACATCCTCTTGCGGTTCAGTAATTATCAAGTCGTTCTGTTCTTTTATAATCGCACTGTATAACAGCCATTGCAGACTGTTCAGCCACGTTGCATACGTCGAATTTGCGATAGGAAGTGCGACGTCCACTTCACTCTGTAATTCTGCTATTAACGCTTTTGCAGATATTCCACTGTCAAACACTTCTCTACCACCTCATTCGTCGTACACGTCTGTTATGTGCGTGATTTTTCCAATAATGCACATAGGCATTTCTTGATTTTCGTGTAAATTCTTGTTTGAATATACCTTGTTGGTCATAACCACAAAGGTATAAGATATTGTCCACGATTGCCGGAGTATAAAGCGGTAATACAACGTTTTCGTCCGATAAATCGTGTACCGGTGTAAAATGCACACCCTCTTTGAACAGTAAGTCGGGATATAGCGCTTCAAGTTCTGCAACGGTGTCGTTAAAGAAATTAAAGAACCGTCGCTGTTCAAGAGGTACTTTAAGACTTACTTTTTCATATATTTCTTTAAGTGTTACTTCTGCTTGTTCCAATCTATCACCGCATTTCAGAAAAAAATATTTCAGCAAGTGCCTAAAATAACGGCAAAAATACGGCAAGGCAACATATAATTACCTTGCCGTAAAGATTAAATACAGTTGTAAATTCTGATTAGACCACCAGGATTTGAGCAGATAAGGTCACCATAGTTTGCAAGCAACGCTCTGTAAACTGATGAATTTTCCTTTAGGTTGAAAATGCCACCGCCTTGTAGGTCAGCGAATTTCCATTCCTGTGTATGTAGTTCAAGTGCTGATGTATCAACACCCCAAATTTCATCATCCGGCACGAACATTTCGTTGACAACATCAACCTGTCTGTTGCCGAAAGCAAACTGAATTGATTTGAAACCACCCTGTAAGGTGTTCTGTTCAACTCTGATATTGTTTACTCTTAGGTATTCTGTGTAGTGGTCGTACGCTTCGTCACCACACAACAGCATATCAACCTTTGAGTTCTTGTCCTTTTCGGCACGTCTTAGAGCCTTTGTAATAATGCTGTCCTCAACATTATCATTTGCGTCAATAACAATAGGCTTGATAATCGGATTGTCTTCCTTGCTTACGCCGTAAATTGTAGGAACTTCATCGTCGAAGATAGCACCAAGACCTGTGATTTCACGGTTAAATGAGTTCTGCACCGTCATAAAGCCGTCAACAAGTGCTGTTGTAGGTGCTTTATCAAGGATAATCTCATAGTTACCGTTGCTGTTCTTTGTACGGTTAATTGCCATAATTCGTAGCTGTTTAGCAACCACGTCGTTCGGCGTTGTAGCCGAGGTCGGATAAAAGTCTACAATCAAGCCTTCCTTGACATACTTAATGTCAGTTACTTCAACTTTCGTTGTCGGAGTTGTCTGTTTAACAACCTTTGTTAATGCACCTGTACCATTGCCGAATAGTGAACGTCCGACATTCCATTTTGCTGTTTCGTACGCCGCCTTAACTTCTGTGTCAAGCGCGTTTGCCATAGAGCCGTCCTTGCCTGTAAGTTGTACAGCTTTGATTGACAACTCAACGTTTGTATACATATCTTTTGCGTATGTTCTGAAACGCTTGAACATAACGTTACCTGCTTCAGGTGTCGCAAGTCCTTCTTCGCCGTAGCCAAAACCGCCTGATAGACCGATTGGAGCTGACGCAACAATCTCATTTGCTACCAATGGCTTTTTCTTGATTTTTGATAGTAGTGGTGTAGGCTCGATACCGAGTAGGTTATTCCATACCGGTAAGTAGTTAGATTTTAGAGCCTCTTCAATAGTTTTTAAGTTTTGTTCTCTTCCCATTTAAAAATTCTCCCTCTTTTGTAATGTGGGTACGTTATTTCCCTCTGAACATATCTCTTGTTCTTTTGGAGGCGTCGTCCCAAGTTGTTGGTTTTTCTTTTATTGTTAATGCCGCGTTTACAGCGCCGTTTGACGCTGACATTGCAGGCACTTGCTGACTTTGTTTAATGTCGTCCAATCTCTTTTTTTCAATCATTTGTTGAAATTCAGGATTGCTGTCGTAGTATTTCATTAATTCTTCTGCTGTTGGGTCTGACGGTGGCGGTGTATTCGCGGAATTTACGCCGTTTGCAATCATATATGCCGTCAAATACTTTTCGTCCATAGGTATATCGTCATTGGCTAACCACTTGTTATGTTCAATTATGTAGTCCAGCTGTGGCAACATATCGTTAATACCTTTCAGTTCATCAACACCTTTGAACGCCTCAAGCATTTCCCTTTTTTCTTTCTCACGCATACCGTCCTTTGCGTATTGCAAGGCAGGTTCAACGTCTTTTAGCACTTGCCGTGTGACGTATTTTTGCATTGCGTTTGCATAGTCCTGTTGCATTTTCTGAACAGTTGCATCGTCCTCGAATGCTAAACGGTTTACATCCAACATAGGCATTTGCATTGCGTCCTCTATAATTGCTTGCTCACGCTGCTGTGATTGCTGTGTTATAGTCTGTTGCAATTCGTTATTTGTCTGTCTTAGCTGTTCATTTTCTGCCATAATGCGTTGGTATTCCTGTTCACGTTCAGCCGCCGCTTGTGCCGCCGCCTGTGCTACATTTGCCGCCTCATCAACTGCATTATTCTCTTGGGGCGGTTGTTCTTGTACCTGTTCTTGCGGTTGCTCCTCTTGTACTTGTCCCTCTTGCTGTTCTTGCGGGGTATCTTGTGGGGTACTTTCTTCACCTAATACCTCTTGACCGTCAAACATATCTTCGGTCGCCTGTTTTGCGTCGTCAAAATTATCCATTATGTATAGTCCTCCTATCTTTGTCCTTGTTGTTGTGCTAACATTGCCAACACATTCTGCTGTTGGTCTTGTGTCTGTGCTTGTTTATGTAGTCTGATATGGTCCTCTAATGCTTTTGCATACTCAGGCTTTTTCAGTTTTAACAGCTGAAAATCCAACTGCAAGATATACCGCAGGTGTTCGTCTATGTGTATATCGTGGTCGTCAAACTCTGATACTCTCGGTACTGCACCTTGCTCAAAAAATACATTTTCACGTTGTGCCGCTTGAATTTGCAGTGCATTGATGTTCATTATTTCGGTGTAATTGCCTACTTTCATAAACTCCAACGCCCTCTGCTTTACACGCTCAGGTATCTGACCGTTTGCGTCAGTGAACAGTCCCATTTTGTATGCGTCGAAGAAACGCTCCTTTTGCACTTCTTCTGACATTAAAAGTTCATTTTCAGTGACGTATTCAACGTCATAGCTGTTAATATCGTCGCTATTCCAAATAATCGCATTACCGATACGGTTTTTACCTGTGCAATTCAGCACGCGTCGCGTATTCGCGTATTTTTTATAGATTTCAAGCCACATTACCGCTAAATTTTTGATACTGTTTCGGATATGGTCGCCTGTCAGTGATAGACGTGTATTGTCTATGTCAACAAGGTTCTGTATAGCTGTACCTGACGTTACACCTGCAGGCGTTGCACCGTTCATCATCAGCTGTGATACACCTGCTACATATTCCATATCGCTTTTCAGATTGTATCGTTCTGTCATAATCTCTGACGGCAAATTGCCATTCGGAATAGGTTTAGGCGGGTTTGTTCCCTGTCTGTATACCAACATTGCACCCGGTGCCGCACCGTTTTGTTCAAATTCTTCGATGTCAATACTGCCTTCTTCGGTGTAGAAACCCTGTATTGCAATGCGTTTGATGTATTCGTGTATTCGGTTCAGACAGCCGTTATACGCCCTCTGACGCGGTATCAAATCTTCAATTATTGACTTTCCAAAAAACTGTCCTGCCGATTCGCGACACATCATTTGCGTTAATGGTATACGTGAATACGGTAGCGGACCGTAGTAAACCAAATGTTCGTCACCGACAATGATTATCATTCTTCCGTCCGGTCTATGTTTTGTCGGACGTTCAAAATACGTAATCACTTTTGCGGCGTTATCTACCGAACGTGTACCTAATGTTGTGACGGTATTCTCGTAACCGAAACCGCCTCCGGCAACAACGGGTGTCAATTCAAACGTTTCAACCGTTGTACCCTCAACCTTGATACCGTATAGGTCGTATATTTCCTCTTTGGTCTTTACCTGCTCCAAAATGATTGAACGCTGTGCCTCTACACCTTCTTTGAAAATGCTTTCGGGGAACACTTCGTACGGCGTTATCAATCCGTATTCCAAATCACCTTGATAAAACGCTTGTTCAAACTTTTGTTCATTGCCTTCATCATCAACAGCAACGACTTTTTCGGTGGCGTATTTCTCGCCTTTGTCTTTGTCCCACCACGATAGCCAAAAACAGTTACCGCACAATTCATTCCACTGTATCGCAGTGTTTTTCTTGGTGTCGAAATCGCTTGAAGTCTGCAAATACTGTAATATCGTAGTTGATGTTTCAGCCTTTGCGTAGTCCTCTAACTCGTTTGTTCTCGGATTGACTTTCATTCTGTAATTGATTTTCTTTAGGTTCGCAATTCGTGTGTCAATCAGCGGTGCAATCTGATTAAACGTTTCGCGTTCCAACCAATCGTATACAGGCTCTAACTGCTCTATTTCACGACTGTATGGGTTAAAATCGCAATACTGATTACCGACTAAAAAATTAGCGTTTAAATGCCATTGTGTTTCCAATGCTGAACGTGCTGAACGGCGTTTCTCTAATTCTTCGTGAATATTTGCGATAATATCTTCCTTGTACAGTTGGTTTCCGTCGTCGTCGGTGTCAATTACTCTGCCAACTTCTTCATCGTCTGCACTTTCGCTGTCAGGTGGTGAAAACATACTCTTTACGCTCGCTTTTACGCCCTGCAATACAGGTGAATATCTCAAATTCATTATTCATCACCCACCTTTGCGTCGTTCTTGCGCCACCTATTCAAAACAGCTTTATGCCTGCTGATAGGTTGCTTCGGCTCGTCGGCTTTGATGTTGTTGTATTCAGTCATATTTCTGCACATCAACCTGTTATACAGGTCTTTGCGTTCGATATGTTGCACTATTGACATTCCTACTATGATTAGCGTCTGAACGGCTATAACGCATAGCAGAACATAAATCACATTCATAGTCATTCCCTCCGTTTAAAATGCAAGAATACTCGCAATCAGCGTTTCCTTGTCAGTATTTGCGTTGATACCTAATTCCTTTGCGATTTTTTTCAAATCGTTGTACTTAACACCGTCCAAATACTCTTTTGTGTACGGAATAGGGTATTCTTCTGTGTTGTTATCCTCTGTTTCAACTGTTTCTTCCACGTTTTCTACTGTTTTCTCTATTCCACCGTGGAAAAATAGTGGTGGCGGTGGTACTGATACCGTCTTTTTCTCTGCTGATGGGTCGTATTCCGCAACAGCTTTAACCGCCTTTTTTAAACATTCTTCGCAGATAATGACACTGTTACCGAATTCGTTTGTATTTGTCAGTGAATATGTATCGGTATTTTTGCACCCTCTGACTTCACATTTTCTCTTTATCTTCTTGATTTTCATTAGAAATAGCTCCTCCTTTTTTCTAATCTGCCTTTTAATGCTTTCTCTCTGTACTTTTGTACTGCTGTCTTTTCCTCTTTTGGTGGCTTTGACGGTGATGTGAATTGCAATACGAAATATCGCAACGCGTCAGGTAAATGTGTTATATCGTGTGGTTCTGTCGCACAATCCGTTGGATGTTTGGTATCACGTTGCAACGATGTTAAACAGTCGATTAATTCAATACAATTATCGAATATCATCAATCGGCTACTGCCGTTTTTGACCTGTAATAAATCTTTGACCGCCAACCAACCTGCCTCACGGTTATTTGAACTTTTCAACAGTGGTAAACCGCCCTCACGGAACAAATCCGCCTTTGTTTTACCGCTTTCTTGCGTCCTGCCCCACATATCAGGTGGGGCGGCGGTGTATTCTATTCGTTCGTCAGTCGGCGTCAGATTGACTATTTCCCCTGCACCGACTGAAATAACTTTGTTGCTTTCGGCATATTCGCGGTAAACATAGTAGTTACCGCGTTCATCAATAGCCACCCATACGCACGCCAAGCAATCCAAACCGTAGTCCATTCCACGATATTTACGCCAATGTTCAGGAATTTGAAACGGTTTAACAATATGTATTGACCTGTCAAATTCATCGAAATAGCGCCCTTCGAGTAAATCCCAACTGCCGTCGCGCCATGCTTCTCGCAGTCCGTCGGGCAGATTATTTAACATATCAACATAGCCTGTATCTGTTTCCAATAACACCGCATTATCAAACACCGTCGCAGGAATAAACATATAATCGTTAGGATTTTCTGCATTCCTGTATTTTCGTGATACAAACAGACGTTTTACCCATTCGTGACCGACACCGCCGGGGTTACACGTCAGATACATACGTTTCGGAAACGAATTAGCACCTCTGATACACGCTGTTAATGTTGAATACTGGTACTCGGTGAATTGCGTAGCCTCGTCCATAAAAATGACATCGTATTCGATACCCTGATATTGATTGACGTCGCTTTCGCTGTCGCAATATCCCATTTCCAACAGTGAACCGTTATTGAAATAGAAACATTTTTCCTGTTTGCTGTATCTCGCTATGCCTTTCAGCAATGGCTCCAGTTCGCGAACGTGGTTACGCTCTAAATCCCTGTATGTCCGTCGCAGAAATAACATTTTTATACCTGCATATCTGATAGCCAATAGCACTGCTTTCATTCTGACCGCCCACGACTTGCCGCCCCCTCTTGCTCCGCCGTACATAATCATTCGGTTATGTGCGGTGAAAAACTGTTCCTGTTTCGGATTTGTGCGTGATAGGTCTAATTTCAGACTATTCTGCATATTTCATCACGTCCTGTGGCATTTTAATTTCAATCGTCGTATTTTCTGTCGATTGTCCCTGTGCTAATGCACGTTTGTCATACAACGTATTGACCGCCGTACTGATTTCAGACAACTTGTGCAGTTCCAATGACCGTATCTTCGCTCGCAATTCCTGTTTTTGTGTTGCCGTCATTTCATCAGCCGGAATATCGTTCATCAGTTCTTCTAATTCCTGTTGATGTTTTAATGCTAATTCCATACGCCTGTTAATCAGTTCTGCACCGTTTTCAATGGCTCTACTTGCCGTTTCGATGAAACCCTCACGGACTTCTCGGCGTTTTTCTGCATATTCGTCCATATCAGGTGGATGTCGTCGCCACCACGATTTTAATGTGTTTACGGGAATACCCATTTTACGTGATACTAATTCCCAATTTCCCAATACCGTGTATTCCGCAAATGCCTGCTCACGGTCGGCGTCTGTATATGTTCTCTGTTTCGCTATGGCTGACACCCCCTTTCATCAATTTAATATTTCCGTCCCCACCGACAATCAGTGAAATATTAACCCACCGTCACCACGACGGTTCTACCTACTATATGTAGTAAATCAAATCTATCCCCCTCACTATTTTCCAATTTTAATGTTTTTGCATTTTGTACATATTGCATAAATCACCATAGGAATATATGTATATTTTTCATAATCTTATTTAACTTTAGCATAAAAGTATTGACTTTAGCATAAAAGTATGCTAAAATGTAATCAGAAAATAACAAAAGAGGTTAGTCAAAAGGCAAGAGAAAGGAAGATTAATTATGAAAAAGAGATTAATTTACGGAGAAACAAACGCATACGACATTATCGTTAGCGTTGACGAAGAAGGATGTTGCAGATACGTCACAGAGAAAGAATGGTTCCCGAATTTAGCTGACTGTGATGATGATGACGAAAAAACTGAAAAAGCAGAAGAATTTTTAAGAACTATTGAAGATGATAGCTCTTGGGAAAACGACAGTTACGAATTATCAGCAGACGAAGTATTAGAATATGTAGACATCATCACTGAAATTGAAAAAGAGCTATAAAAATGCAATTCCGACGCATTTTGGTGCGTCGGTGCAATGCAGAGGTGCAATATGATAAAAAAATGTATAATCTGCGGTGGCGAATTTAAAACGTCACCGTCAGCTAAAAAAGTAACCTGTTCAAACGAGTGTAGACGCAAATACGCAGTTATTCGTTCAACAGGAAGAAAGAAATCAGTCGAAGAAAAGAAAAAAATTTCTGATGCACACAAAGGCAAAGACACATACCAAATCCGGATGTTAGCAATAGAGGCGTCTAAGGCAAGTCCTAAATCGGGCAAATTTGAAACAAATGTCAATGCAATAGATTGGCATATTGTTTCACCTGAAAATGTACATTACCGTTTTCATTCGTTGAATAACTGGTTGCGGTTACACGGTGAAGAACATTTCGGTTGCAAACCTGATACACAGCAGTTTTACAATGTAGTGTCAGGAATGTCCCAAGTGCGAGCTACTATGTTAGGGAAAAGAGCATATCCCGCAACCTACAAAGGTTGGAGGGTTATAATTGACGAAAAATAGGAGGAATTTAAAATGCAAAAAATCATCAGAGGAAAAAAATATAATACAGACACTGCAAAGGAGGTTTGTTGCTATTCAAACAACTTACCTTTCGGCGACTTTGATTGGGTGCAAGAAACCCTGTATGTAAAACGTACAGGCGAGTATTTCTTACACGGCAAAGGCGGAGCAAGAAGTAAATACGCTGTACCGGACGGCGATTTTATGGGGGGCGGAAGTGAAATTATCCCCCTATCCGAAAAAGAGGCTCAAGCTTTCGTCGAAGAAAACGGCGATACGGAAACCTATGAAAAGTTTTTCGGTGAAGCTTCTGAAGGAGAAACACGAACAACTATTATCCTATCTGAAACGGCTAAGAAAAAGCTACAACGTCTTGCCCTCGAAAAGCGTGTATCTATCAGTCAAATCGTGGAAAGACTGATTGAAAACGCATAACAAAAAAGACGGTTGCCGTTTGGTAACCGTCTTTTTTAGGAATAAATGAAAAAATATAATATCTCTCAAGTGAGCATATATATTATATCACATTTTCTACCGCAAGTCAAAGTGAGTTAAGTTATACCGAAACCGTTTATAGAATTCGCGTTTTAGATTAAATAATCGTTTCGGGTGCAATCCGTACTGCATTTGTATGTAGACGTGATTGACGGAGCTGTCCGTCAGAAATTTATACAACGCCTGATAGTCCTCTCCTGCGACCTCAAGACACATATTCAGCACTGCCTTATCTTGCTCCGGCAGTCGTCTTGCGTTCACGCACAGAAAATATATCAATCCCTGCGTATTGTAGTTTATTCCTAACCTATCTAATGTTCTTGAAAATCTAAACTCCGTCAATCTCCTGTCCTCCTACTCTTTTGCTTTCAGATAATCTATCCAACCGTTGCTGTAAAACACCATACCGCAATCATTACGCAATACTTCTCTGATTTCCTTTAGCTTCCCTTTTGGTATTTCTTTCATTACTTGCTTTGCCGCTTCACCGACAGCATTCATTCTCTTTTTCTTCCAACCCATTTTGAAATACAACACATACAGCGTCACAGGTAATATTGCTTGCATTTTGCAGACTGCCATTTTTAGCTTATCCTCTGCCGACGTATCTGTTTTAATTTTTAATGGGTCAAAGTCGCTCATCAATTCCACATAATCAAATTGGCATTCGCGTTTCATTTCATCAATCAATTTTTCAGTATCACGTTTATTCTCTACGGTACTTTTGGAATAATAATTAACTGCGTCAATGAATTGTGCTATTCGGATATAGTTGTAGCCATATTTGATATGTAAATACCACGCCACAAACATTATAGTGTATATCGTTCCGTCGCTTATCGCCTCGTCCTCGACTAATTTGTATGACAGCAACGCTTGCTTTTTGTTAAACTTTTTGATACCGTGTTTCTTTGCTACTACCTCAAATCGCTTTAACAATTCCTTTTCTTGCTCTTGGCGTATTGCGTTTAATGCTTTTTTGCGTTCGGCTCTGCGTTTCTGCTTTAACTTCTTCGCTGTTTTATCCATATCAACACCTCACCAAATTCACCCTAACCACGTCAGGGTTTCTGTCCACAATCTTTGCTATTTCAAAATATGATAGACCATCATCTCTTAATCTTTTCATTGTATCTAATTCTTTGTTGGTTACTCGTGTCTTTTTCTTGTTTTCAGAATTGCTTGCTCTATCCGGTACATATTCCGGACACTTTTCAATCCTATACGAATCATACGTCTTGCGTTGTACCTTTTTAGCAGTCCAACCCTCCACAGGCTGAAAGCAACTGCTCCACGAACAATCGCCGCAAGCTTTCTGACACGTCTAACATAATTGTTCTGTCGACATTTGTTTTCCCTCCTTATCGGCTTATTGCATCGTTTCATCTAACCTTTGTTGATACTCCGTAAAATACCACGTCAGTTCATCTTTGAACACATTGATAGCCTCTTTCACTTTGTCTCTGGTCGAGAAGTGAATCTCACCAAAGCTTACAGGACGATGATAACTATATGCGTAAAGTCCTGCATCATTTCCTGCATCATCTTTTTTGTAGTCATAACCGATAGTGAATATCAGTTGCATAAGATCTCTCTTATTTACAGGTTCATCGTTCAGCGCTTGCCACTGACGTAGTTTACGCAACAACCTATCAGCTTTTGCGTTGTTTTCTGCTATTTTTTCGTCACTGTAATAGTTTCCATCAAAATACGCAGCCTTATCCGTTATAAGTCCCACATCACATGTATCATCTACACCACCAAGCACATTAACGGAATAGTATTCATCTCTATACTCAACTTGTTCATAACCCGTATTTTTTTTAGCAATCAAACCTAACTCTTTCGCTTGTTCTTTGCTGATTTCAGCCTCAATCGTCTTGCCATTCGCTTTAATTTCAACTTTCATTGTTTTATTTCTCCTTTATATAATTTCATAACTTTTTATTGTCACTTGTTTTTCAACATATTTAACTTTATACGGCTGGTTAAAAAACTCGTTTTCTTGACACTCTGTCAGACCCATCAACCAATCAACAGCATATAACTGTCCATCAACATCTATAATTGTTTGTATCTCTTTTTGCCAACGATGGTCATTACCCTTTATCTCGTCAACAAAATCGCCCTCATATACCAATTTTTTTATTTCTTTTTCAGATAACTCTTCTCCGTTTTTTAATTTGTTTATAATATCATTCATTATTCTATCTCTCCTTATCCTATTTTGATAAATACTCCATTTTTCTTGCTGTCTGCCGATGAACTTTTGAGATACATTATCTCGTCTATACGAACACCGCTTTCTTCCCCGTAACAATTTTCGGGATAAATTATAGATACATTCGCTTCTTCCGGTACACTATTCAATATTTCTAACATTTCTTTAACTTTCATTTTGTCCCTCACTTTCCGGTAGTTCAATACCATATTCCATTAATTTATCAACTACTTCATTTACACATCTTTTGCCTAAATTTCTTACATTCTGCAACTGCTCAACACTCTTGATGTCACCGAGTGTTTTCATTCCGGCACGTTTCAAGCAGTTATATGTTCGTACAGAAAAATCGCAATCTTCGATTAACACCTTTGTAGGCTCGTTTGCTCTTTCCATTCTGCCTTTCATTGCGTTTAATACTGCCATAACGCAACTTTTGCAACGGATATATCCCTCTGCATATGCTCTAACTTCTTCGGGACTTTTTCCACTTGTATCGGAACTTTCAAACTTAAAGCGTCTGCACATATCCATTAAATTATATATATCTTTAATTGTCATCTTCTATATCCTCCTCCAACAATGCCGTAAGCAACAATAAATAATTGATACTATCACCTATCTTTTCTGCCCACATTTCTTTCGATATTGCCTTGCCTTGCTCGTAATCATCTATCAAATCGTACACGCTGACAGTATGTTTTGCCATCATACCACCCAACGCTTTTACAGGTGTACATTTCTGCAATTTGCCTGCTACTTTGAAATTATGTAATCTATCATCGGTTGCATATTCTTCTGCTTTACTGCATAGAACACTTTTACACGTTTCTATGCGGTTATTTATAACTTCTTCAAATTGTTCAGTTCTCATATCGTCACCTCTTATTCGCACGGCTCGTACTTCGCGCGGAACACATCAGGCTTACACGGGTAATATTCCCCTCGTAGTCCTCTGATGATGTAGTCACCTGTGCTTGCTACCATATCGCCCTCTAAGGTTTTTATTATCAGTACTCCGCTTGTAATATCAATATTCTGTGTATTTGCAAATCGTAAAATCTCTGTTAAATTTTCGCCTGTCCATTGCACTGCCTCAATTTCACACGGTTTTGTTCTAAACTTCATTTTTGTTCCTCCATTAATTTTAACGTTCTTTTCAGTTTTTCGTCTGCAATTTTGTTTATTGTGTCATTGTCAATGTTAAATAAATATTGCAACTGTATCATCATTACAATTACGTCCGATAATTCTTCCTCTATGCTGTCTTGAACTTCGAACATTGATTTTAGTACAAACTGACCGCCTTGCGATATTCTCAAATACTTAGTCAACACTTGTGTTAATTCAGCCATTTCTTCAATCGCTACCGGAATTTGTTTAATACCGTAGTGTTCCGCTATGTCTAACCAATCTTGCTTTTTGTGTATTGGCATAACCGCATTTTCTTCTAAATACTTTAGCGTGCGTAACCAATTTGCAAGTTGCTTGTGTTCTTCTGCACATTCCGAACAATTTTTAGTTGCGACTTCTTTGCAATGTTCTATCGCCTCATCAAGCGTCATAGTCTTTGATTTTCTTTCTGTTGTTGAACGCATATTCCAGTTGCTTATTACGCTCTCTTTTTCTACTGCCGTGCAACTTCTTGCACTGCATTGGTGACATTCTATCTGATAATAGCCACAATATGATTGATATAATTCCGCCTCGCCTCCGCAGAATGGACACGGCTTTAATTCATTATACATTTTCTATTCCTCCAACTCATTTATCTTCTCAAATATGTAATCTACCGCAGACTTCAAATCATTACCGACGCTTTGGATGTTCTGCGGTGTTAGTTGTGAACTGACAAGCATTGTGTAACAAGTTTTCTCGCTTGGTAATGCGATATTCACCGCTAAGCTACTTATCAATGCGACAATGAGTATTTTAAACCGCTTACTAAAGTATCGTCGTTCCTCTTCTTCGTTAAGATATTCATAAAGACTAACAGCTGCAGCAAATCCCACTACAAGCATAACTATAAACAATGCAGTTTTGAAATTGTCGCACAAATTAATTAAATAAATCAAACTCGGTTTAATTAATGGTGTATTCATTACTCATTTCCTCCTTCAAATATCGGTTTATACTTTTTATCGACCGGTGTGTTATACAATCCGCACGCCTCATATTTGCCGTACCAGTTTGTATTAGCCTCTCTCGTTATGCCGTACGCCCTGCATTTGCAATGACGTTTTCCGTCGGCTGTTATCGTTATAAAATTGCAACAGTCACGGCACAATGCTCCTTCCATTTCGCCGTATTCTCGGTACATAGCACCGATTTTAATTCTCTTTTTCTTCGCCATTTTCTTCCTCCTCAAAATCACTAACCACTTTTATAATTCTTATAACCACTTTCATAATAGTTTCATTTTCTATGTCATTACTGCTATATCCAGTATGCAGTAATGCGCTTGCTCTACCCATTTCATAGTAATGAGCCATAAAATTCATGTTAAAAAACGAATTTTTTTCCGGAAATTGATTAAACATTTTTAATCTGATTTCTGTTTGCTCGAGCATTATATCTTGAACTGCCTCTTTTGCGTCTTTCGAGTTGCGGATCGAGGCAATGCAAAGGTCTATAAATTTTAATTTATTAAAATCTAAATTTTCTGTTTTTGCTTCGCCTAAATATTCTTTAAATGTCTTGCGAATAATATCATCGAAATCATATGGCAAACGCGTATTCATTTCTATTTCCACGTCCATTGGTAATTTAATAGTCATTGTCTTATTCCTCCACATCAATCCACGTTATCCCCACTGCATAAGCCGCCCAAATGTCGCTTTTGAAGCCGTAAAACCAATCGGGACTTTTCTTCGTTCCCTTGCCGTTCTTCAAGTCGTGCTTTGCAAATCTGTCTATCAAAGCCCTACGAATAGTTGCGTCGTTGGCTTTCATACTGTGACAAATATTCATTTTTTCGTCTTTGCGTGTTATGTATTGAACGTCCTTTTGTAATTGCTTTGATTTTTCTGTAAATCTACCAATCCAAACGCAAGTATCAAACACTTCACGTCCAACCGGCATACCGTAACACGCCACCATTTCGATAACAACAACGTCTACTTGATATACTCTTATCAGACGTTCAAAACTGTCTAACAATTCGTTGTTATCCGTCTTTCCGAAGTCTTGCGGTTTCATTGTTTCTCTGTCAATAATGCACCAACCGCTTTGTGTATTACCGGGGTCTATTGCTAATATTACCACTACATTCGCTCCCTCATTATTTTTTCAAGTTCGTCATAATCAACACCGTTGTCGTCATATACGCTTTGTTCATTCCCTTTGCGGTATGTTTTCTTTGCACCTTGCACTTCCGCAAGGGTAGTACGTCCCGCATTAAAATGATTGCGAAGTATTGCCTCTATGTACCTGTAATTACGTTTGTTGTTCTTTACAGCTTCTTCGATTGCGTATATAACAACGTCCTCAGACATATCATTCAGCCAATCATCTAAGCCTTGCAGTGTAATCGGTGTCAAAGGTGCTATATTGTTCTCATATAGCTTAACAATTCTTACAGGCAGACGTGGCAGTTCCCTTTCTTCTACTTTCTTTTCTTTTACTTTACTCTCTTCTACTTTCTTTTGTTCGGAAATGTTTACATTTTTGCTTGAAATGTTTACATTTTCATTTAAAATGCGTACATTCTTATAAATTTGGTCGACTTTAATTAAGAGGTACTCTTTTCTGACTTCAACTTCTTTACGGCGACTGACTGCCTCGAAGTATCTTTCTTGTATTCCTCTCGAAGTCAAGATTTGATACTTGTCATAAAGTTCACTGTCAAATATACCTCTTTTAATCGCGGCTCTCACTATTTCGGACACGGCATCACCACCCAAACCTACATTCTTTCCGAACAATAATGCAACGTCTTCTGTCCATTCACAATAGTAACCTTGCTGTCCGTATATCTTTTGGAACAACTTAACGACTATCGCAAACCCTTTCAGTCCAAATTCAGCCTCGATTAATTCAAATTTATCATCTAAATGTACGTTCAGCGGAAAGTAGTTAATTCCGTTGTTCATACACTACACCTCTTAAAACGGCAAATCTTCTTCATCACCGATAGTGGCGAAATCATCGCCATATTGACTGTTTAAATCATCAATACTGCTATCAGACAAATCGGTATTACCGCCTGTACTACTTTCAGATTTTGAACCGGTAAAGTACGCCTCATCTACAATAACTTCTGTCGCATACTGCTTTTTACCGTCATTACCGTCCCAACTTCTTGTTTGAATACTTCCGACTATGGCAATCATACTGCCCTTTTGGAAATATCTTGCGATAAATTCACCTGTCTGACGCCATGCAACGCAGTTGATAAAATCTGCGTCATATTCACCGTTTGAATTTTTGAATCGTCGTGTTACTGCTATCGAAAATCTCGCAAGCGAAACACCGTTCGGAGTTTGACGCATTTCAACGTCTTTCGTAAGACGTCCCATTAATATAACTTTATTCAACTCTTCCTTCCCCCTTAAATGCTCTCTTTAAAATCTCCTTTATATCTTTTCTTATGAGTTTTAATAATTTAATATTAAATCTTCCAATGACAGCCGAATATGCTACACGATTATTCCCTTTGCGTTGGTACATTGAAATCAATGCACCGTCACATTCGGTTTCAAATACTTCGTTCGTGTATGTATCTTCTACTCTTATTTTTACCATTGCATTTCCTCCTGATTATTTCTTCAATCCAAGCACCTTGCACAAATATTCGTCAAGTTTTATTGATGTTAAATGATACTTGTTATTGAAGTCTGTTTTTCCTATTTTGTGTGCCTCCGTGTGGTGTAACCTACATAGCGGCTGAACTTCCTTGTCTAAGTGGTGTGTGGTTTTGCGATTTACACCGCTACCGACAGTATCGACGTGATGTATGTCGGCTTTCTTTCCGCACACCGCACAACGTCTTTTTGCACAACATAGATACAAATACCTGTCTATATCCTCTGTTATATTTAATAGACTGTCATTTGTCGGTATATCGTGATTTATGCATAGTTCAATGAGCCACGATATAAAATCTTTAGCGGTTGTCATATCTACGTCCGACAGACTGAATATATCAATATCCAAACACTCACAATAATTCAACGTAAGTTGCCTGCGAAGTGCTTCGTTATCACTCTTGTCTATTATGTACAGCAGTTTCATCAACCTCAATTCTTCTTGATACTCGCGCTTATTTGATATTCCGTTTATGTATGTACCTATATCGTTCACCAGTGCGAATATCTTACGTCTTTGTTTGTTCGATATACTCCGTCCGTCGTTCAAACGAATTTCACAATCTGTTATACACTTCTGTTCCAATGCGCTTGTATTGTCAAACGGTGCGACTATCGTAAGAAATTCGCCGTCATAGTCCTTGATTACACCCTGTATTTCCATTATTTCTATCCTCGTGTTGATGTAGATATACATATGAACCATTACGCCCGATGTTTTCGTAAATGAAATTATCACATTTTTGTTTGCTTAGATGTGTATGTAAAACACCACGCTCGTAAGCATACTGTCCTTGTCGCTCTTTCTCTCGTATTCGCTCTTGTATTTCTTCATCTATGTAATTTGCTTCTATCATATAAAGGTCGTAATTTTCAGCCTTTATGCCTTTCATACTGTTGGTGTCGGTTGCATATATCAGTCTCTCGTTGTTCATAAATATTCTATATCCGAAGTTTGGTACATCGTGATACAGCTTTATAGGTGATATTTGAAACAATCCATAATTGTATGTCTTGCCCGCCTCTACAACGTCTATATTGCTTTTATCGACACCACATTCAACCAAATCATTTAACAGGTGAACTCCCACCGCAAACCGTAATGTTGGGCGGTTATTCGCCAACGCTTTAATTGTTCGCCTGTTAAAATGGTCCGAATGGATATGTGTTAATAACACAATTTTTATATTCTTGTATACGTCCTTTAACGCTCTAAACGAAACGCCGCAATCTATGAGTATAACATCATTAATAACTACGGCGTTCCCCTTACTACCTGTGCTGATGATGTTGTATTCCATATCAATCAAAATCATCAAGTGACATAGGCTCGTCTGCTTCTTCTGTAGGAACATTTGGCTGTTGTTCCCCAAAATCATCAGGTTCTTGCTGTTCAACTTCCGTATACGTCGTATCAATTGTATCTATGTATTCTGTTTCGCCGTCCTCGTTGATTACTGCCATATCCTTTGAATAAACGTCTTGCATTTCAATGGACATAATGCCCCATTTGGAGATTAGCTGACGTAACATAGTTTTATATGCCATACCGTCAAAATCTTTTTCCCAAAATGTATAACCTTTTCTTGCTTTGTAACCTTGTGAATACTTCAATGCGTGTTGCTCCATTTTTGACTTAGACCAATAAATTGCTTTTTTAAAACCGTTCTGATACTCGAACATTGCATAATAGCCGATTGTTTCGGCTTGCTCTCTTTGTTCTTCGTCGTCAATTAACTGTACTTCTATTTCTTCTTCCAAAGGGTCAAACTTAACGAGTTCGCCTTTTTTGATAGCAAGTACATTTAGCTTTTTATAATATCCACTGCGTATCGCAAGCTGAATATATCCCTTATATCCAAGCTGAAATTGTGCCTTTTTACAATGTTTTTTGTTATCATTAAATGGCACAAGGTAATATTGTCCAAGCTGCGGTGACGGAGATAAGTTAAGACTTTCACCGAGCAACGCCGCCGACACTATCGTTCCTGCCTCACACTCTTGTAGTGCAGGATTGGCAGACACCGCCGAAATGATAGATGATGTAAAGCGTCTTGCTCGGTTCGGGTCTTGCAATGTGTTATTTATAGCTCTCTGGAATTTATCCGTTGTAATCGCCGTACTGAATGACGGTTTTTGTCTTGCAATTTGATTATTCATAACGAATACCTTCTTTCTTCATAAATTCTTTTAATTGCTTTAACTGTTGTCGCGTGCCGTATGCCTTAAACTGTACCGCAAATATTTTTTCTTCTTGTGGCTTAATCTCTGTTTCTACCGGCTTGATTACTTCCGGTGGTGTGAGCGGCTTTTCTATTTGCTCATCAACCTTTTGTGAGGCAACTTCTTTTTGTATCTCTGCTCTTTTTCTTTCAATCTCTCTTTCTTTTTCCTCTTGTATAGCCTGCATACGAGCCTTGACGACTTGAACTGCTTCCGATACGTTGAGGCTTTTCTTGTACTCGACAAGTATAGCTTCTTTGTCCTCTTGCGTTTCAATCATTTTTAAATCACAAGATACTCTGTCAATGGCATCTTTTACAGCGTTTTTTAATGATTTCATACTTGCCGACATTGTTATGTTAATACCGAGCTTGTCAAATGTAAGAAAATCAATATTTTTTGAGGCTACATACTCGTTAAAATATTCAACAACCTCTTGTTTCTTGATGTCCTTTATACCGTTTTCCACACTGTTTATTTTTGTTTTCAGCTGTGCGTCTGTATCTTTGTAAACACTCATACAACTTTTGAACTTGTTCTGTACCGCTTGTATCGGTGCTATTGCTGTTTCCATAGCCTCTTTATAACGTTTTTCAAGCTCAGTGCGTTCTTTTGTTAATGTGCTTCTCATTGACTTTATTTGCTTGTAATTATCCTCCGTACACTCATATTGCAAGGCACTTTGTGTACGTTCCTGAATAATCTCTTGCAGTTTGTCCAACTGCTCCGATATAACCGGTAGTTGGTTCACTGTAATAAGTCCAAACTCGCCCTCTGCATTTTCTAATATCTTAATATCTTCACTCATATATCTACCTCTCCTATCTTCGCAAATTCTCCTATGCAGTTTTCGCAAAGCACTATATCTGTGATTTCATAGTATTTTTCACCTACAAATATAGGCTCGTTGCACTCGTCACAAGTACAGGCAACTACTTCTTCACCACAACTGTCCTCGCCGTAATTGCCTGTTATTTCTCTGTCTATATCCACATATCCAAACATTTTATACACTCCTTAAAGCTTGAAATCAGCATCTATAAAATACAAATTTTCTTTGCTGTCGTATCTTAGGGTATAGTCACCGCAAAATCTATCAAGTGGCTCTACATATTTAATTCTGCAGTTATTTTTTTCTTTGTTTGTGTAATAAACTTTGAAGCCGTTCACACTATCAGATTTTTTGAAATATATTCTCTTACGGTCTACGGCAAAAATCATATAATCACTGTCTTTTAAGATACTTCTGAAACATTTATTACGAAACATTATCGCTGTTCCGTATTTTGTTGCACCTCTTTTATTTTTCCCGAACGATGTTATACTAATGCTCACATCGGTATTGCTCGTGTTAATTCTTGTGTTCTTTTTAATCCATTCCATTTGACTTATTATCCTTTCTGTGTTAAAATATTGTTGTGTTATAATATATGCCGTTGAACGGTATTGCGGGGGAAATTAAATTCCCCCGCTTTTTTATTATTCAATTATATGTACATTCGGTACATCTTCAAGCAATTCTCTTAGCTTGTCCGCAATATTTTTTACTGCCTCACGTTCCCAAGCTCCACCGTCTGCCTCAAACAGTGCCGCTCTGCCGTCTTTAAGTCTGATTAAGAAATCGCTTTCCGGTTGTTTTGTTTCTAAAAATGTTCTGTATGGTCTCAACGTAACAATCGGCTTAATACGTTGCTCGCCAACTAACTGAATACCACTCTTGACGGTTGCTGATTGTGTAATACCGTCGTCCTTTGTCTGTACACTCTGTTGGTCTGTTATGTTACCGAGTAACTGTACAAGATAATCTCTGTCCTCTGTCGGTGCAAAACGTGATTTTAGGCAGATAATCATATTTTCAATGCTTATATACTCGTTAAAATCGAAACCGATAAATTTTGCTTCGGCAGTAAAAGGTCTTTCACGTTGCATATCATCTCTGATTGCACCGAACACGTGTACTCGTTCTGCTGATGTTGCTCTGACGAACAGCGGAAGATTATACTCATTCATCTCTTGTTTTATCATCTCTGCCAAACCGCTTAGACTTGAAAGGACTATTGTATCAGCAAGTTCGTTTTCAATCCTATATAAGTGCTTGTCCGAAAAAGTGCCTTGCACTGTTTCAATCACCTTTGGTCCTGTCATATCCTCGATTTTTTCAATAAACTCTCTATCAATCATTATCTTTATCCTCCTTTAAATTACATTACTTTCTTAATCGCTATAATCTTTGGCTCATCTTGCTCCGAGCCGTCTAATGCCATTTGCCCCGGTACTTGTGGCAACATTTCAACCAATGCTTTGCCCTCGTCTGATTCCGTCAAATACAACGCACTTTCAATGTTGTTTGTCGGTGTCAATGTTGACTTAACCTGTGTTGACATTTTGATGTTCTGTCTTTCGCTGTCAGGCTTTAATGACAGCGTTAATATTATCTTTCTTACTGCGTCCGCTTTGGTGTTTAGGTCGGCGATATTATCAACGACCTTGCTTAGCTCATAATCCAATCTTTCACCGATTGCGCCACGAGCAACCTCTAATAAATTTGCATTACCCACTTTTTATCATTCCTTTCTTGATTTTTTATTTTTTTGTGGTATAATATATGTAAAACATAGATTAATCTATGTAATTACCTTTGACCGTTTACGAGTGCCAGCTCTAACGGTCTTTTTCTTTTGCAACAATATTGATATACGGCTCACCATTATTCCACGAATGGCGTATTTCAAAATCGGCACTACCATTAATCAATATTTTTGTGTTACTGCCAAGTGCAGTTAATATCGTGATAAATTCTTCATTATTGTAGTTCTCTACTTCGTTATTCATCTTCTTTCACCTCCAACTTCTTCTTGATGTCATCCAACATCTTTAATTGTAATCTGTATTTCTTATCGACTGTTTTGTCAGTCGGAATACACAACGACATAATTTCTTTAAACGGCTTGCCCTCATATACGCTTATACATATAACCGGTGCAAACTTATTGTCACCTACCATTGTGTATATCACGACAGGTGCATCGTCACGTTTTGCCGCCAACAAATTAATCTGTAAGCATAAATTATGTAGCTTACTTATCTGACCTGCTGTCATTTGTTATCCTCCTATATTCATCATCACGATTATTTCAAATGCTATCAGCAACATTGAAAACATTGTTACCGCAATGATATATTCTGTATTTTTCATTTGCCATTCACCAACGCAATCACTTGGTCTATCTGTCTGTTGGTCTTTTCGTCAAACTTGTGACTGCGTGTTTGTGGTTGTTCCTCTGCGGCATATATACCGCCTTTCATATCTGCCATTGCTTTACCGGTATCAACCCACGCTCTACGACCTTTCTCATTTAGACTGTTCCATATCCTCATTATCAAATTCATTTCTTATCATCCTCTCTCATTAACTTCCAACCACCGAATAGTCCCGCTCCAAAGCTAAACAACGCTATTCCTATAACATACATATGTTATTCCTCCAATTCGAAGTGGATTTTTACCAAATCAATTAACGCAAGATATTCTTTGGCAAACTTACTATTACCGTGTGTTTCTTTTACCTTGTCAACAAATTCGGCTAATGTTCCGTAAAAGCAACCGCATTTAACAGCTATATTTTCCTTTGTTCTGAAAATGGTTGTATTTCTATATTTTGAACCTAATCCTTTTATTGTTATATAGTCTGCATTGCCGCACACCTCTGCATTGCCGCACACCTTTGCATTGCCACACACCAAAGCATTGCTGTACACCTTTGCATTGCTGTACACCTTTGCATTGCCGTACACCAAAGCATTGCCGCACACCTTTGCATTGCCGTACACCAAAGCATTGCCGTACACCTTTGCATTGCTGTACACCTTTGCATTGCCGTACACCAAAGCATTATCATACACCTCTGCATTACCGCACACCTCTGCATTATCATACACCTCTGCATTATCATACACCTCTGCATTACCGCACACCCAACAGTTACCTTCTTGAGATAAATTAGACCCACTTTCAATATAACCGCCAAGTTCTCCTGTCTTTACATTACCAAAATCCTTTAAGGCTTTTATTCTATGCAATGTACTTCCATACTTCACTATTATTTCATCAGTCAATTCATATTTTTTCATATATTATTCCTCACTTTCCGCCCTCACAGGCACACATAGACTGTCCGCAACAACAGATTTCATTAAAATTTTAATTTTAGGGAATAGTCTACTATTTTACGGATAACACGCGGACAGCCTTTGTCTGCCTGCAAGGTGTTTAATTTATGACATTTCTCTTGCCAACTTGGCGACAGAGATATATCCTTTATTAAAGCCAAATAGCTCTAATACTGTTTTTCTGTTCAATCCGCAGAATGTTGCGACGTTTTTGACGTTCAGCATTTCTTTATTAGGATAAACCTCTTTAATTCTTTCAAGGTTGTCCCTATATGACGGTTTTTCAAGTGCCATTGTTTTTCACCTCCACTTCTGCAAGAAACTCTTTACCAACATTATAACCGACACTGGAAACGCTATAGCGGCAAGGGCACCGCAAGCAATCGCTATCATTACTATCATTCTTTTCACTCCTTTACTAATTATATTTAGGTGTTAATCTTACTCTGTAACCTTTGACGCTATCTACGGAATTAGATTGTATAACTGCAATGGTTACAGGGTTTTCTTCATCTGTTTCTACTACTATTTTTGTGTATTGACCTAATGTTTCTTTATCAACCATTTTTCTGCTCCTTATTTAGTTTTTACTTTCTGTTCTTGTTTTGCTATCCACATTGTGCTATAATTTTCTATATCTGCTTTTACAAGTTTTAAGGAGTGATATTTATGTTAAGCAATCGACAAGTATGTATATTGAAATATCTTTATCCCGATAAAAGAATTAATGAAAATGAGCTATACAAACATTTCAATGTAAACATTGAGGATAAAGTTATTCAAGCCTTGTTAAAAAACAAGTTAATTTTTATTGACTCTTCCCAACTATACCAACCTAAACTCATATATCTTACTGAACAAGGTATAGCTTATATCGAAAATCTTCTTACATCAGAAACTGAAAAGAAATCGCACAATATTCACGAATGGATAAACACTATAATCTCTGGATTAGCATTAATTACAGCTATTATTGCTTTAATCGTATCAATAATGAAATGATAGCTATTATCAAAGCCACTAATGATGTAATTGTTTGTATCCATAAAAAACGTTTATGTTTTTTACTATCCATTTTTTCACTCCCTATTTAGTTTTTACTTTCTGTTCTTGTTTTGCTATCCAATCTACACTTACATTAAATAGCTCTGCCAATTTTGACGCATAAGCTAAGTCAAGACTTTTTTGACGTTCACCGTTTTCTATATAAGTATAATAATTTTGACTTATACCTAAGAAGTCTGCGACGGCTTGCTTTGTCATTTTCTTTTTAAGCCTTAATTTTTTTAAATATTCTCTCACGTTCTCACCCCTTATTCTCACGTTATGTGAGTATTATATAACACAGTGTGAGAATTGTCAATACTTTTCTTAACATTTTGTGAGAATTATTTTATTTTTATATTTTTTTATTGCATAATCTCACTAATAGTGATATTATGAATTTAACGGAGGTGACTATGATGTTTGCAGAAAAATTAAAAACATTAAGAAAGCAAAAAGGATTGACACAAACGAAATTTGCAAAAGATTTTAATATTGCTACCGGAACTATCGGAATGTGGGAAACAGGCAAACGTCAGCCTGATTATAATACTTTAGTAAAAATCGCAAAATATTTTGACGTATCTATAAATTATCTTTTAGAAGAACAAGCAGAACCTGAAGAATTGCAAATTGCTCGTTCAAGAACAAGAGAATTACACGAAACTAATAGTGTCCCTACTATTCAAACTATTGAAGAAAAAACTGGTACATCTTACACCACCTTTAGACAGTGGTATGAAGGTACAGGAGATTACTTTAACGACAAACTTTATCTCATTGCAGATTTGTATAATGTTTCAATAGATTACTTATTAGGACGTCAAGAACAGCTCCCTGAATTAAACAATAAAGACCAAAAAGAAATACAAAAAATATTAGATGAAACAAAAGAACAACTACTATCACAGGACGGCTTGATGTTCGACGGTGTACCTGCAACAGAAGAAGATGTACAAAAGATAATAATGGCTATGCAAATGGGTATGGAAATGATAAAGAAAGAAAACAAAGCCAAGTTTACACCGAAGAAATATCGTAAAAATAATTGAGGTATTGCCTATGAATAGGATTGTAAATAAAATTGTATCTAAGTATCATTCTCGCAATCCAATAGATATAGCGCAAGGAATGAATATAAAAGTCGCTTATGCTGATTTAGGCGAAAATGTACACGGTTTTTACCAATACTACAAGCGCGGAATGGTTATATACATCAACAGTTCACTTGATGAGTTTATGCAACTTCAAGTATTGCGTCACGAAATAGGTCACGCAGTGCTACATAGAAAAACTAATCGTATATTTATGGAGCGTTCAACTTTTCAAGTTCCCGATAAATATGAGAATGAGGCTGACTTGTTTGCAACTTTCCTCGCTATTTCTGATGATGATGTGTGCGAATATATAAGCAACGAATATACAGTACAACAAATATCAAATATGACAGGCTGTAAAGAAAAATTTATTGAGCAGAGGATTAGAGATTATTGTGAGGGGTAATTATATGAAAAAATTAAAAATAACTTTTGAAGAAAACAATAAACCAAAAATCAAATATAAAAACTATCCTCGTATAGATGTTAATAAAATGTATTCAAATAGTGAAGATACTATCGAACAAATGCAGGTCGAACACATCAAAAAGATAAAAAAGAAAGTTCTATTACGCTATCTATTGCCTACGGTCATTGTTTCTGTTTTACTTATTTGCGGTTGTGCTACTTTATCTTTGTACTTGAATTATCGTGTTGCAGAAATATCCACAAATAGAGAAGCGATTGCAAAAAGAGCCGATGATTTAGCAAAAGAAGTCCGCACGTTAAAAGAAGGCAAAAAAACAGATTTGGAAGATAGACTTCAAAATCTAATTGACACAACAAAAGATAAAGAAAATTACGAAAATAATAATCAGCAAAATAATGACTTTAATAATACAAGGCTTTGTAGCGTTCCTGACTGCAATTACAGAGCTAACAAAGGTAGCTACTATTGTTCTATACACGAATGTTCACAATCCGGTTGTCACAATCAAAGAGCAAATGATTTATCTTCATATTGTGTTGATCATAAATGCATTGTCTCTGATTGCAATAATGGGCGTAGCTTAAATAGTTTTTACTGTCTAATGCATTCAAACTGATTTCAACCGATTTTGTTGACATCAGCAAAATCGGTTAAAATAAAAAAATCTCCGACTGCTACCAACAGTCGGAGAATAAGATATAGAGTGTATTGCATATGATACACATATTCGCAAAATTATTGTATCATATACACTCTGTTTTTGCAATACCTAATTTTAAAAGGAGTGTATTAAAATGAAAAAGAGAAAAGACGGAAGATACTTAAAAGTCGTCACAATCAACGGTAAGAGATTATATTTTTACAGTAGCAAAACTACGGAGCAACAAGCTGAACGTGATATTAATCGTCAAATTCTTGCTTACACCCAGCAAGAAGAAAAAGGTAAACTGTTTAGCGAAGTTGCAGAAGAATGGGAAGAAGAACATTTTCCTAAGATAGAGTATAATACCGCAAAAAGATATAAAATTTTACTTAGTCACGCAATAGAAGAATTTGATGATAGATATATCAAAGAAATACAGCCTATCGATATTGAGCAATATTTAGACTATTACGTAACAAGAGATTATGCAACAAAAACCATAAAGGACCAATTATCCATAGTCCGATTAGTTTTTAAATACGCCTATATAAAAGGCTATGTTGAAAATGACCCTACAAGATATATTAGTCCTCCAAAAGGCAAGTCAGCCATCAAACGACAACCTCTTACAGAAGAAGAAACCGAAGCAGTGAAAAATAGTCTAAATTGTTCTTTTGGTTTGTTCCCATATTTTTTGTTATACACCGGATTAAGAAAGGGCGAAGCTCTTGCTTTACAGTTTAAAGATATTGATTTCGATAATAAAGAAATTAATGTTTATAAATCTGTATATCATAAAAGCAACGTCCCTCATATTAAAGGCACTAAAACAGAAAACGGCACTCGCAAAGTGGTTTTGCTCGATGTATTAGCAGATAAACTTCCTAAAGGAAAAGATGAAAATTTTATATTTTCGATTGACGGTACAAAGCCGCTCGGTTATTCAGCTTTTCAACGCCGTTGGGATAAATATAAAAAAGAAACAGGACTTGATATAACAGCTCATCAGTTGCGTCATACTTACGCAACAATACTTTTTGAAGCAGGGATAGACGTAAAAGATGCTCAACATTTATTAGGGCATAGCGACATTTCGGTTACAAGAAATATTTATACACATATTCGTACAAATCACTTTAAAGAAACCGTGGAAAAATTAAATACATTTATGAATTAGTCAAGCATTAGTCAGATATGTTCAGAAACCGCATATTCATTAAATATTTAAGGGGTTCGAATCCCTCCGGGCGTACCATAAGTTACAATATCCGAACCTCGGTTCGGATATTTTTTTGTTTTTCTATAAAAAACAATATTTTTTGCAAAAAAAGTATTGACAAAATAATTTTAATGTGCTATTATATTATTTGTCGTCAGACATTAAAACTGAATATGCGTGATTAGCTCAGTTGGTAGAGCACCTGACTCTTAATCAGGGTGTCCAGGGTTCGAACCCCTGATCGCGTACCACAAGTTGCAATATCCGAA